TGCTCATTGTTAAAAATATCTACATCAAAAAAATTGTCAATAAGAATATATTCTGTACCATGCACAGTTTGAACATTTTTGCGACAAATTTGATCAATGCGAATCATTATTGTAGCAAGCCTTTTTCTAACAATTCTTGAATTTGCTTTTCACGAATCATCACGCCCCAACGACGTGGGTTAACAAAAGTTTTCTTAAAGAACTTACACATTTGCGGATTAGGATTAAAAAGCATCATTTCATTAATGCCATCATTAAGTTCTTTTCCTAGATCGCATATAGCTTCGTATAGTGCTTCTTTACTCCATGCAACCTTTGTATAGCGACACACAATTGGTCCTGCAAACTGCGGAACAATTTCTTTATTGAAATAATCTTTAAACCACTCGTAGTCAGCAATTTGGTTTGTGTCCCAATCTGATAATACAGTTAGCTTACAACCTAAACGTGCGCCGTAAATAGCCCATAGGCCATTTTCAACATCGCTGCCAATGTTGCACCAAGTCTGTAGTCTGTTATAGTTACCCCACCAGATCTTGTCTTTGAATTCATCGGCACGAACACGCTTGCCTTGATCCAAACTCATCTTTACGCCTTCCCGGAATCCTGCGCGGAATGCCTGGAAAGGACTAGCAGTTTGGTGTACTTCGCTGAATGTATCGTTTAGTTGAATATAGTTTAGCTTCCAACAGAACTCCATGCCTTCGCCATCGTCAGCTGATTCGTGTGTTTGCATCTGTAGCGCATACTCTTTAGGCCAGCACTTGAGCCCACCATTGCCGTATACAAGACCGTTTAGTAGATTCTTAGCATTCCAGCTAAAAATGCTTTCACTGATGTTATTGCCGTCATGATCTGTATCAGGTACATCTAGTACCTGTTCAAAGAAGTCGTCCATGACGATGTTGTCACCGTCTACAGTAATAAATCGTTCGGTCTCACTTTGACGAGCGCACTCTTTATGAGCAGCGTCAAAGCCTTTGACACCGTGTACACGCTTTGCCCAAGGCACTTTGTTTAGCAGATCAGCCCAGTTTTCTTCTGCGTTGGGCTCATCATAAGAAATATAGAAGATGTCTAGTTCGGTAACATCAATTTTAGCCATGTGTGCGTCCTGTTAAAGATATTAAGTACGTACATATTTATCAAAGGCTTTTACAGTGTATATACTTGTCTGAGTTAAGTCTGATGTTGTTTTAATAGTAACAGGTTTTTCTAATAGTGATTTCAGCGAAATGTACTCACTATGTATCATAATATGCGGATCGTTAGGTGCAGTAAAATAAAATTTGAGTACTTTTTGTCCGTTAACTGTTGCTGTAGCCAAGTCAATATTGACATATTTTTCTAACATTTTTTTAGATAGACTTACAGTAAAATCTGCGCTAGTTAACTTGCACATACAATCATAATTTTTAGAACCTAATTCTATCAATAGCAATGAATTATTTTCAGCTGATACTACAGCACTTTCAAGTGGTCTAGATTCGATGCTGTAAAGATTATCCACTAGCTGATCTTTTTTAACATAAAACAAACTCCAATTATTGTTTTCCAAAATTGAAACTTGCTCGTTGTCAAACTCTCTTACTTGCCAACCGTCTTTTAGATCAATATCTTCTTTGCTCAAGGAAACAATAGTACCATCATCTAAAAAGTATACTTTTGGCTTTTTAGATAATTCCTGTTTAATTAAACCTGCGAGGCCGCCCGCTGCTTCTTTAGCTGCTTGAAATCGTAAACGTCGTTCTTCTGCTTCTTTAGATACCATAATCTTTTTCCATTTGTTTTATCATGTCTTTGGTAAGCCAATCCTTTTCTACATAATGAAAAGGCAGTAGTTGTTGAAAATTACCTATTTTAAAATCTTTATAATTGTTATAATACGTAGGTATAGTCTCAGTCCAGTTATGGCTTATAACTGATGTAGGAACATTTTGTACGTGACTTTTCATATGTACGAACGTTGGTACAGCATCAATATTTTCTCGAGTACACTCATGTTCGATACCTAGCAGTTGCATAGCCAGTGCAAACGCAACATCTCCGCTTAACCAATCAGGTTTACCTTCAGGCATGTACTTGTAAAAGAAACGCTGCCAATGCTGAAATACAATTTCTGTCATAGCAAATAATTCACTAGCCAGTTCGCTTTTCTTAAAATAAAAGAAAGCTGTATATACATTAGGTAAATTGTTTTTTACAAAATATTCTCTATAGTAGTTACTGCTAACAGTTTCACCTCGAAAGGTACGTACCTTAGTAGTAGCCCATACATCACGTTGACTTAATATATCCCACCAGTGACTTACATCGCTGGGAAAGATCATATCAGTGTCAAGTATAACTGTTTCATCATACGGAGTCATATACAAGTATTTCCACTTGTTGTTAATCTTCCAGTCTGCGGCCGCAGCATCATCCTGCCACGGAATATCAACTATGTAATCAAATACTTGCTTGTGCTTACTGGTAATCTTCTTTTTAGTTTCAGCATCTACACAAACTGTTAGGTTGTTAACAGTGCTTTGAGTAAGTTTTAAGTTAAGCGCAAGAGCATAAGCCTGCTGGAGATAATCTACAGACTTAGTATTTTGTGCTATAACTATATAACCTCTACTCACGGATAAACATGCTCCTTAAACTCAGGACAGTAATAATCTGCAAAGTTTGTTTTAATAAAAGGTAAAATAATTTCCTTAACGAATTGCGAATTCATTTTTGAATCAGGATGGAAGTCTCTAACTTCAATTTTAGTACCGTCATTTAATGTTAGGTGCAATAGTTTAAAATCGTCGTCGGTCCAGTATTTGTAACACCATTCGTGCATACTTTTTACAGGCAACCATTTATTTTTATCAACTAACTCTTGTAGCCAAATAAGGTTAGGATTAACATAGTCTTTTTCTATATATTGGTCAGTCATAAAATCAGTCATAAAATACTTTATGCCTAAATTATCAAAATAGCTCTGAAGCCATAATACTTTTTCAAGCGTTATTACTCGTTGATTTACAGGATCGTGTACATGAGTGTAATAAATTTTGTTTGTTTTTTCTGTCCAGTGGTGGTTCATAATTAGCCAACCGCCAGGGTCATTATCTACGACATGAGTTGGATTATTAATCCAATGATCAGTATTTTCTATTTGCGATGACAAATTTTCAAAATAAATATCGTGGCGATCTGGTCCGCTCCACATGATCCCAACTAAAATTTCTTCAGGTTTATAACCTTGCTGTAGTGCCGCTTGAACAGCATATACAGCCTTTCTAGCGACTAGACCGTTACCTTGACTGCCTAGACCAACATGGTTACTTGTTATTCCATATGATTTGCTTAGATGTAGCGGCCAATTATAATTGTTTCGTACATCAGTAAAACTACATCCTGACGTAATTATATGTTTGAAGTGTTTCATAAATTTAAATTCTGCTAGCGAGGACAATCTTACAAATATGTTCTAGTCGTTCAATGTGTTCCATTGCACGCCAAGGACTGGTATCAATGCTAACAACACCGTGTCCTTTAATGCCTACGATGTCATATCCGATGTTGCCATCTTTATCGAGTGCTAAACTTTCATGGCATTTGGTTGCTAGTTCTTCGCTGATAGGTGGAACATCTGGTACGTTAGGTGCTACACGAGTATAACGTCCTAACTCAGGAAAGTCTTTTACTAACTCAGATAGTTCAATACCTCGGTGCATGGCTGCTACGCAATAAGTAGGATGCAAGTGCATTACTACACGCACATCGTTACTGTGTTGACCTAGTTCTTTTTGTAAGCCAAAGTGCAACGGAATCTCGCCGCTGGGCTTTAGATTTGCACTAATGTCTGAATAGTATATTTCTTCCCAGCCGTACTGTGTAAATGGCGGGGCTGCATACGGAACACGATTAATTTGAATCTTTTTAAATTGATCAGGTTGTAGTGTTTGCTTACGTACACCGCTCGGTGTAATGTAAAAATGATTACGGTCATGGTGACGAATACTTACATTACCATCTCTGCTGGTAATCCAATTACGTCTATACGCTTCTACTAGTGTATCACAAATTGTTTCTAACATAATTTTTTTTGCCTTTAAGTAATCTTACAATTCTTTCTTCTTCAAGCTCAGTCCACACAAAGCAACCACCATGTATGGGAGGTTTACCTGTGCTAGGATCATAATCAATTAAATGTTCATAATAATTTCGTAACCATACTTTTTCACCGCTAGTAACTCGTAATGGTAACCATGCGAACTTTTTATGTTCTTTTGGCATGGCTTAACATATCCTCACTTATTCTGTTAATGGCCCATTTATTCATTACATGTAAATCTACGCCTGACCATTTAGTAAGCATAAAATCTCCCGGGCTACGCGGCTTTTCTAAATACATAATCATCGTGCTGTCATCAATTGCACTATGTACGTCATCAGTGTCAAATGTCTTGTATAGTGTAGTAGGTAATTGAGGAATTCCTCTGTCCTGAAATCCGCTCATTATATGTGCTGCTATACTAAAACTGTAATCATTTCTGTATAAGTGGCCCTTCCACTTATACATATCTTGATAATATTGTTTATTATTTTTAACATGCTTTACACAATTAAAGAAACTTTCTGCATAAGGCGTCTTTCTAAAATAAACTACTGTGGCCCAATACATAGTGATACCGAAATCATTAAGGCGATTAAGTGTAGGGTCTTTGCGTTCGTACATAATGTCCTGGTATCTCCAGTTCATCATTAATTCTTCATTATGTCCCCAGCACTGGTTAAGTGTATTGCTTAGTATTAGATAATCAACATCAAGTAATATGGTTTCTTCATAAGGACTCAAATCATATGCATCGCAACGATTTACGTTGTAAAAACTTAATGTCTTTGCAGTATGACTAGTATCTTTAAAAGTTCTAATATTTTGTTCTTTAAACTTTTTATCTTTTTCAACAACAATGATATTGTTAATAGCACTGTCAATTGTTGCTTTACCTAAACTTTTTTCTGCATAGTCTAAGCTAGCAGAGTCTGTAACTACAGTAATATTTTTAATGCCAAGGTGACGCTGAATTAGAAAGCTGTTGACTACAGCTAATCTAAAGTAATCAATTTCAGCGTTGTTGTGGGCAAACATAATGATGCCGCGACCATTATTTGCCTTCTTCATTGAGATCTAATACCTTATGTACTTTGCGTGACTTGCGTAGTTTCTCATACTCAGCGTAATAGTCATTAGTTACTTCAAAGTAACGGCTGAGTACTTCATCATAAAAACTTTTTACTTCTATTTTAATAGGATTGTTGTAGATATCTAGCAGTACTGCCTCTGTTTGTTGTTCTTCTAACAATAGTTTGCAAAAATTAAGAAGTGTACGATCAATAGTAAACGTGCCACCGTTAATGCTATAACTAAGCAAACTTTGAGTTTTGGCTCGTAATACTGCTTGCTGATTATTCAGCGTAACTCTATAGTTTGCAAATTCCAATGCTTGTGTAAGACGTGTGCTCATAGCTATATTTAAGTCACAAAAAAGCCAGTATCCGTAAATACTGGCTTTTGCTCAACACTTCATTAAAAAACAGACTTAGTAGTCTGTCACACGGCACTCCGTGTTACTTAGGCTGTGTAGCTGCGCCTTCAGCTGGCTTAGCTGAACCGCCTAGTGAAGCGTCAGCTGGTGCTGCTGGAGCAGTTGCATTATCAGCTGGTGCTGCTGCCGGCGCGGCTGCGTTTTCAACTGGTGCTGCTGGTGCAGGTACCGGCTCGTTCTTTGAACAAGCGGCTAGACCTAGAAATGCAGTGGCTACTGCGATTGTTGTGAACATCTTCATAAGTTTATTTCTCCTTGTGTTCTTCACATTAATACTTATAATATAAAAAAGCCAGTATCCGTAAATACTGGCTTTTTAGTATGAATTACTCTACTCTTTAAGAAACCCGCATAGTGTGCATTGTTAAGAGGCAGTTTGGGTGTTGTTAACTATTATGATCCGCTGATTGCGCCTACACTATCTGTTGGTGCAGTAATACTAATGCTCGAACCGTTTGCATTTGGCTGCTTACGGATAGCATTTAATGTTAGTGTACCATCGATGCTATCAGTGTATCCGCTAGCATCGTCGCCTGTACTCGGAACACCGTCTGGACCAATAGCGCCATCGGCTGCTGCCGCGGCCGCTGCTGTGTATGGATCGTACCATGTAGCTTTTAGTGTAACTACAGTAGGATCAGTAGTGCTATTAACCTTACCTTCTAATCTAAAGTAGTTTGAAGCATATGCGCCTGAACCGTATTTAATGAATAGCTGTTGATATGAAGTAGATAATTCATAAAAACCAATTCCTGCACTTGTACCTGAGCTAGCACTAGTGTCGTTATAATTCATTAACACTGTACCCATTGCACTTAGTAAGTTTGTCCAGTCGGTGTTTTGTGTACTTGCACTACCACCTGAACGGCTTGAACTTACACCTAGTGCGCCGCCTGCATTAAAAAATGCGCGGCAAGCTGCTTCACTGCCAAAAGTCCAAGTAGTTTCTTCTGTTAATGTGCTTGCCCAAGCTGTTGATCTTGTAGCACTATTTGCTGTAACGTTTGAAGTGCTTGCTGGACTAAATCTGTTATCCCAACAATCCTTAATGTTTAACATTAAGTTGTTCCATGTAGTTGCAGTGATTGATGTAGATGTTGTTACGTCAGAGCCAACCCCTGTACGAACTGTCTGACCCAAAAATGCACACAATGACTGCACATCGTCTTGTAGACGTTTGAAGCCACCTGTAGCATTATCTGCATAAACTAACCCGCCCGAGCTAGCGGCACTTACGCCTGCACCGCCCTGAGTATAACCATACGTGCTGTTTGCAGTATATGTACCAAGTGTTACGTCTGCCGCGCTTCCTAGCAATGCGTTAACGTTAGTTCTTGCATTGTTGAAATCGGCAGGAGCAACAGTATCAGTGCCTGCGACAACCTGGGTCATTGTTGTCATTCCGCCCGATGTAATTGTTGAACCTGAAGCCATGTGCTCTCCTAAATTATTACACTATTTATTTTATTTCACGCCTATCACAGCTTCAACGACACCTAAATCGTCGTTATCTTTCTGCTCAAGACTTCTACCAATAACTTTTCTTGGATCGTATTCACTAAATCCAATCGCCATTGCTACACCTGGTAAGTGACTGCTTACCAGTCTCTCGCCTTTTAATACTTTACCTACTACCTTAACAGGAACACGACCTTTTAGTGCTACTGGTAAACCAGCTGCTTCGCTATTCATTAAGTAAGCAGGGTCAGTTGAAATAACACCAAACACATTCATGTCTTCGACACTTGTTGTTTGTGTAATTTCTGCACTGCCGCCTAGTTTAATTACTGTTCCTGGGGCATAATCTTCGTCACTAGCATAAATTTCTGCTAAGTCAGCGTAACGTGCCGCAGTAGCAACTGCACTAACAACGTTTGCAGCAAAACTACCTGCACTGTCGCGTAGAACAAGTGTATTCGGTGTTGCTGTTGTTACAGCGTCTGTCGCTGATCCTGTTGCAAAACTCACAGTACCGTTTACATTTAATGAAGATGTATGAATTGTACTGATACGTGAACTACTGTTACCAATTGCAACGTTACCTGCGCTAAAAATCGCGCCAGTAGTGCCATTACCTACATATACTGTTCCTGTAAATGTATCAGCAAATCTATAGCTTGAACTACCAATGTTATATGTATTCGTAGCATCTGGTGTATAGCTTCTGCCTGTATGAATTACTTCAGTTGCGGAAATATTAGCACCATCACTACCAACACTACCTAAGTTTAGTCTATATGCTGCATCTGCGCGGAAAGCTCTTTCACTGAGTGCTAGTGATGTTGTATCATATTCAGTGCGTAGGTTCAAACCAGGACGAATAACTGCGCCAATGCCGCCTGTACCAACTAGTTCAGCATACCAGTTACGATCTTCGCCTTCTGTGTTGCTATTTGAGTTAGCTGCTGTAAATTCTGCGTGGTCACTGAAGATAGCCATAATAGTTTCAGCACCATAGTTAGTAGTAGTACTACCAACGTTAACTGAAGGACTTGAGGAATCGTTTGCATATGTTAGTGCCAGAACTGCACGGTCAACACCTGTGCTATCTTTTAAGAAAATATTGCGTAGCTTAGTACCATAGTTAGAGGGATTACCTATGTTACTTGTACTTTGATATGCACTAGAAACTTCACCTGCATAACCTGAAATCTTAAAACTACTACCATCATACACACGTAGTTTATCATCAACAATATTAAACCATGATGTACCTGCTGCTAGATTAGTTGTAGGTTGTGTAGATCCTACAACAATACCTGTTGATCTTTTCCAGCGTGTACCGTCGTATACACGCAACAGATTTTCTGTCTTGTCGTACCAAACTTGACCAGTTAGTGTTGTACTTGCACTAGGTGCTGTTGCACTAGCAAAGTTTTCTAATTGACGCACAGCATTCTGTGCAAAGTATAGACCGTAGTTTGATACGTTTCTACCAACCAATGCTAGTGCATAGGTACTGGTATCTATCGTACTGTCAGCAACTGTTGTTGAAACACTACCGTCGCTGTTGTTAAATGTATATGGCATTTCTTATTCCCTCAAATAATTTTAGCTCAACTGTACTCTGACAGTGTAGATTACCTCAATAATTCTGTTTTGTGACTTTTGTACAGGGTGAAAAACTACATGGGTAAGCATAGTACTAGTATTGATCGGTGTATCGTCTGTTGGATCGCTAGGATAGCTAAACAGTGCAAGTTCGTCAAAAATATAGTCGCCTTCGTTTGTTGTGCTGTCGTCAAATAAGTCTTGGTCACTGGGTTCAGCATATCCTAAGGTACAAGTCACTTTGATATCAGTGTAGCTTGGTCCAGGAATAATTTGAATCTTGTCTGTAGCAGTATCAGCTGAGATAATCTTATAATAAGTTCTACTGTACAGATTGGCTCCAGTTTCGTATGCTTCGCTTACACGTGGTGATTTGTAAATTACTCTACCTGCTGTATCTACGCTAGTAGCACCATTTCCAAACGCCATATAGTGAATATAAGCACCCTGTGCATTGTTCAAAGCATTAGCAATTAAGTTAGCCATATTTCCGTAATGGATAGCATTACGCTTGTTGATGAGTTCTTCGCCCGTTTCTTTGTCGCGGATAAGGATATGTCCGCTTAGGCTAATACCCGCAACATCATCTGGCTTACTCTTTTGAGTATCTTGCTCTTGCATATTCTCTTTGCCTTCGTCTTTATCGTCAATGTCTAACATACGTTTATTTATCACTTTTTTTAAACTAGCACTTAATTTTACAATCCGTGGATGAATTTCATCAAGCTCTCTGTATTAGCATAGTCTGCGTTAGCTACGTCTGCCAAGCTAAGTGCTGTGTTAGAGCCAATGTTTAATGTTGGAATCTCTAGGGTTACTGTTACGTTACCGCTTAGAATTTCTGTAATATCTTCATCAAATGGCTCGTTGTCAAAGCTATAGTAATCCCACATTCCGTCCTGCATAAAGAGGTCATCTTCTACAGTAATTGTGTTATTAGCACCGTCAATGTCTTTAACGTAGAAGAATGTAACATTACTTGTATAAGATACTGTATAGCTTGTACCTTCTGCTGTTAACAAGTTGCCGTTAGCAGCAATAGCAACTGTGCCACCTTGATTTAGCAGAGCAATAGCATTTGCAGTAGTTGTAATTGTTAGTTGATTTGTACCTACTGTTGCTATTGTGGCGTTTGCATTAGTATCTGCATATTCTACATCAGCATATGCTACATTTGAAACACTGTATGTTTCGTATGTATAGAATTCAGAACCAATTTCTAACCATACAGCACGATTAGTATCTAGTCTGTTAAATGTTTCTTCTTCAGAACCTTCTATTACAGTAATTGTTACATCATTTCCGTAGATATCCTTAATTAAGTGATCTTGTACGCTAGTACCTGCACTACCTCTGGTTAGCTGACTAAATGTGTTGCCGTCTTTACGTTCGTAGAGAACACGTTCTGTACCAATCCAGATAACACCTGGGTCACCTGGGCGAGGTGTTTGGAATATGCTGGCATCATCAACTGTAATTTCAGTTGAGTATGTATGCACATTTGATGTTATTGTTGCAGTATTATTAGATGAAATTCTAATGAACTCTGTATCACCAAATAAGTTTTGGTGCATTCTGTACTTAACTGCGACAGCATCTGGTGATACCGGTGCAGTGCTTGTATTGCCGTCAGCATATGGACTTGTGTAAACATCAATAATTAGACTTTCTAGCGGATCAAGGAGAGCCATTTCTTCGGGACGCTCTTCACCGTAGAGAATCTTCTTGAACGTTGCACCATCAAAGCCTTCGTAGGTTTCGTTGTTACGTCTTAGAGTAATGTTACCCTGTGTTAGTTCGCTAAAGATACCTTCGTAGTTATTTACTTCAACAGTTCTATCAAATGCATGTGCATCCCAAGGATCTGTATCCCAACCAAAGTTAGTTAAGAAGTTGTCTGTTGGATCTAAACCAGCAACTACTTTGCTAAACACATTAGCATCAATAGTTTCGCCTCTCCAGCCGCCGCCAACTTTTTCTTTTACTAAATCAAGTGTTACTGCTAAGTTACCTGAATTAATGATATTGTACAGCATAGTAGCATTGGTTGTAATGCTGGTGTTAGAACCTGCTGTGATATCATTATAGTGCGAGCTAACTTCAGCAGCGAACGCAAATCTAACCTCAGAATCAAATTTGAATATTCTGTCAATTGCTCTCATCTGAGCATTAGCAGTAATCTGTGCTTCTGTCATTTGATTCAAGTTAGCAATGTTTCTAGCAATGCTTAAGTTAATCGGTGTTGTACTTGCATTATGTCCAAATTGTGTCAGCTGATAGTTAGTTCTATCAAATACCAGTGTGGTATTGTTATGTCTAAATACGCTTTCGCCCTTATTGGTAATGCTGAAGTAATTACTATAAGCATTATCAAAGAACATGATGTTAGCATCATTTTGACTAAAGTCATCTAGAACACGAACTATGCCTAACTCACGATCGATATATGGCGGCTTGTCAAAGTCGCTGACCATTGTTGCACCAATAGTTTCAATTGGTGGTCGTTTACCGTCTCTGTATTCACGAATCTTAGCAGTGAACGGTTTAACTTCGTTCATGTATTCGATAATACGAGCAAAGTTATCAGGCTTGAAACCTACTGTTGGAATTAAATCTTCCTCGTCTTTCTCAATATACAAGTATGAAGTCTTAAATGCCCAGTTTAACTGTGGTTGTTCTGCTGAAGCATATTTCAACATCTCAAAGAATACTTTGTTCCAGAGTCCAATATCATTGAAGATAGGATCTCTCAAGATATTCATTAAGATACGTAATTCATATTCTATTGTAGTTGAGATAGCCGCAGTTATAATCGAACGGTTAACTTGTAAGGTCTCATTCTTAATACTAATTAATTTAAAGTCGTTACTAGCTGCAATAAACATCCAAAGTTGAGGTCTATCAGATGTTGACGACTTAACTTGAATTACTGCACCATCTGGAAGATTTTTAAGTGTGTATAATTCACCTACACTACCTACGTTGAAGATTGGCTTATAACTGCTATCGTATCTAATTTTAGTGTTACTATAGTTGTCAATTCGTTCAACTTCGTACCAGTTTACACGTTCTAAATGACGAAGTGTATCTGGTAGTGTACTACTCCAAGTAGAATACTGCGTTTCAAGTTTTAGGTCACGTAATAATTCATTAACTACTGAACGGAATGTTCTACGTGCAGCTTTAAGATCCTTAAACAGTGTTTGTCTCGGGCGGAAGGCAATGCCATAGCGTTCTACTTCACTTAGTATAGGATCTGGAACTATTTGACCAATAGCGTTTACTCCGCATAAACTATCAATTAGTTTTTCGCTAATGTGTTCAGGAACAATGCTGTTATTGTCATTTTCACGAACAAGTTTCCAAGCAGTATGTTTAATACCGTCACTTGTTGTGTTTCTGCTTACATTAATCTGTATCACATTTTCTTCTCTCATGTGAGAGGAAACATTATGTAACACAAAACTTTCGTTGCTAATAAAGCTAGCCATTGTTAGTCCGTAACCAACTGGGTTAGCAATATAACGTGCAAGTGTTTCGGTATCGAACTGACGACCTAGACTGCGCTTAATTCTATTATCAACTACAGTTCTATTTTGTACCCAATAATAGTAATAAGTTACATACTTGCCTGTTTCTGGATCAATACGTCTTTCAGCAATATACTTGTCTGGCCATCTTGGTGTACCGTTACCGTTCCAATTCTGTGGAAGCGCCTTACTTTCTACCCATTCGCAAATTGTAATTGCACTTCCAGGGAATGTACGACCCCAGTTTACCCAACGCTCACGGTTTGAACCTTGTTCGTACCACATATACTTAACTGAACTTGTATCCCACCATACTTTGCCAACGTTGTTTACACCAAATCGTGTACGAGCATTGTTATAGTTTACTGGGTCGTTTTCATTAATGTAATGAATTTCGTTAGCGATAAATCCTGGTAGTACACCCTTGAACGGATCCCATAGGTCAAATTGTACCGTCTTATTGCCAGTGTTAGGATCATACATTAAGGCATTCTTAACATAGTTAACATCAACCATAGGTGTCTGCCAACGCTGTGGTACGCCATCTTCTAAATATGCCCAGCCGCCATCAATAAAATCTGGCATTGATATATTGGCAGGATCTTGGTTACTATAACTGTCGATCCATACGTTTGGCAGTTCATTGTTTTCTTGCTCTAAACCAGAGATATAAAGTTTATTCTCGTTGTAATCGTCTACAGTTTCGTAACGCTGGCTTTCGAATACATACACATTTACATTCTGCTGGTTCTTTCCTTGTAGAGTTACTGTGCTACCAAAGATATTTCTAATGTCATACTTATAATATTCGCTTACATAAGTTACGCCGCCGTCTGCGCCAAAGCCATCGGACGCTAATAATGTAGGATTAAATCTGTCAAATTTTGAAATAAACTTGTCAGGATTTGGTTCAATCGGGCCATCTGTTTTAATTGCGTCTACGCAAAGCAATGACATAATAGTTGGAGGAGCAGCTTGAGCTGCAAGAGCTTCAGTAGTAGTATACTTGGCTACATCTTCTTGTGATAATAAACCAAACGGTCCTGATTCGTATAGCTTTTCATATTCTGTAGCTAGTTTGCTATCAGACATATTAGGTTCTACGAATTCTGCTTCAATACAAAGCATACCGGTATTATAGTCACCTAGTTCGATACCTAATTTTTCAGGGAAACCTGGTGTGTTAGTATCAATATTAACACTTGGGTAACCTGTTGATAGATTTAGTTTACCGACACCGGGAGCAACTGGTACAGGCTTAAACGAAATATCTTCTGGTAGGTATCCTGCTCCTGCAAGCGCATTGTTTAATGCATCTGCAAGTGCTTCAGGTACATTGATATCTGCGATCTGATCTGGCAAGCCTAAATCTTCTTTAGCACGACCTTTTTCAGAGCAATCAGGTACTTCTTCTGCTGTTAAGAATACTCTAGCACCAGTACCGCCCGCAACACGCAAAGGTTGTCTGTATGTACCAAATGTCTGTGTGACATCCGGATCTAGAGGATCGAACACAATGTCGTACTGCTTAGGTAGATACTCTCCATCTATTAACACAGATGTTTGTGGGTCATATGCACCGGGTGAACCTGTATAAGACACCCAAGTGTCGGTTTTTGGATCCCACTTAAATTCTGGGTACTGAGCACGTATTTCTGTGCCGTCACTTCTTGTAATGATATTAGGATGTTTTCCTTGATAGAACGGATCTACATTGTTAGTTGGTGTGCCGTATTCAGGATGCCCTGTACCATAAGCAGTATTATTTGGATCTGAAGGATCTATTACACCTAAATTATTACTGTTAATCCAGCTAGGTGAACCTAAGAAGTCGTAGTCGTATTCTAGTGGAATACCTTGTGTTAAGTCTGCTGGGAATACTTTGTATAATCCTCTGTCAATAACTCGTAGACTTGTAATAGCCCCGTTGCCGTCAACACCGGTAACAATGAACTTAGCTACACGTAATGGACCTGCTAATGACTTGTATCCTTTGATGAATGCAAATTCTGTAGGAGTTCCGTTAGGGTTTGTATCTCTATCAGTAGGATCAGCTAGAGGATTATCTCTATCAACAACACCAACTCTAGCAGTTATTTCTGCAGGTACTAGTGGCATACGTTGATCCGCAATTTTTCTTAATGCACCTGTAGCAACAGCACTTTCAATCGGTTCTCTTAGACTAAATTCTAGTACACTAATGTTTGAAACTACATTAGCATTAAAGTAAGAGTCTTTAATAGTAATTGTTTCGCCGCTAACACTTTCTACAGTAAATGCTACATTATCTAAATAATTTTGTGCAGTATTACCAGCAGCGGTGCCGTCACCTGTTACTAGTAGAGTAATGACGCCACCTTCAACGATCTTGCCGCTGATTAATGATGCATTAGATACTTCAACTGTTAGCGCACCAACTTCGTCGAGCAATTCGGTATATTCAAAATTACTAATATTAGCAGTATCGATAGTTGTAACTGCACCTAATACAATGTTATCTGCTACAACACGATAGAATGTTGATCCTGAACCAATAGTAGTTGTGTCAATCTGCGAATGATTTTGAACTTCAATAATATCGTTATAATAGTAGGTTAACCCTTCTAAATTAGCAGCGTCAACTGTGAGATATGCAGTAGGTCCGCGTGGACTAATATCAGTAATTGTTACTGTTGGAGGATTTTTAACATCATATCCTACACCATAGTTAAGCATTCTAATACCAGTAATCGAACCATTTGTTTCATCGATGCTGGTTACTTCTGCTGCTGCACCAGTACCTGGACTGTTGTCTCCACCAAAACTAATTCTTAAGTTAGCAGGATTGTTATAACCAGCACCAGCAGAGTTTATACACACGCTGCCAATAGGGCCGCGAGTATTATTTGTAGGTGTACCACCAAGTAAGCGTAGTCTATCACCGATCTTATATCCACTACCACCACTCATGTATGTTGAACTTGTAGTTGTAGTTGAAGTTTTACTTGGTAGTACAGCTCCAGTTTCGGTATCTATTTCAGAGTCAGGAACAAATATCGTAGAGTTTCCACCACAATCATACAATGTATAACTAACTACAGGCGTTTGAATAGAGCTAGCATTACCATATCCAGATGAAGGTGACAGCACAGTTGCGTTAGATGAACAACTTTCAGTATTCGTAGTGGTAACTGTTTGTTCAAAACCTCTTACAACGTGGAAGTCACCTACACGCTTTAATGTTCCGCCGCCGCAGCCATTTTTAATAGCAATTGCATTATCGCTACATGATCTAACGATTAGACTTTCAGTTCCGTCTGCATTTACTTGTACGTTGGCATCTAGACCGGATTGGTTACATTTAATTTGGCTAGCAATATCGCGTGGTGTTGTGCCAGGAACAAAAAGCAATCTTGCACCAGTTGTTCCGTTAGCGCTCATAAACAGCTCGCTACCAGGTGCAACTGTTCTTAGATCGTTTGCATCAATTTTTACCTGCGGTGTTGGTCTAAAGATATTTGCAACAGCGGTTGGACCAGCTGGTACAAACTCACCGTTAGGACCATATGCTAGAGGTGTAATATTAATAGTTGGTACCTTTGTAAAGGTAATATTAGTATTATCTAACTGAGCATCTTGAACAGGAACTTCAGCTGTAGGACCTAGCTCAATTACAACATCATTAGTATTACTTGCAACTGTAGCAGGAATTTCATTTAGTGTAGTAATTGTTACACTGTTGTCGCCATTTACAGAATTTGCATCAGTAGTAATATTGTTTACAGGTACACCATTCAATGTGATCGAATTACTAATTTTCTTAGGAGCATAATTAATATTACGTAATGTTTGATTTAAATCGCCTAATGTCTTAGTATTTGGTCTGTACCATGGTTGATCAACAATCTCATAACTTCTTAATGGTGTTGGTACTCTTGATGCTACTGTTAACTTCTTAGCTAGAGGAATAGTGAAACCACCTGTTACACGCTGGCTTGTTGCGTTAACATAACGACCGTTTTCTAATGATTCAGAATAACCGTATTTCTGAGGATCAACAACCTTCTTACTAGTTGGCTTCTTAAAGCTAGCTGGCATAAAGTTATAACCAGTTAAGCCTGGCTGACTGAAACCTGAGAAGTTAACTTGCATATTCTGGAAATCTAGCCAACCTTTGCCGCCGCCATACATGTCACCGGATACATTATAGTTTCCGTAGGTATAATAGTCTGTGGATGCTTGTACTCCAGTACCATTTGTAGATCCAGGTGTAACAGGATTAAATGTTGATGTATCGGGGCATAATTTTTCCATCACAGCCTTCATTACAGGATCAAGATCCTTCATTTCTCCTGCACGGAACTTACCGCAATCATCTTCTGGACAGCTACGGCTTCCAAACTGTAGTGGGCCGTTATATCCGGGGCCTGCGATACTAACACTAAAGTTACCGTCTTTTTCACCGTTACCGTAAATACCGCGGACGAAATATAATTTGCCGCCTTTTAGATAAATGCTGCCGCTAGCTGATTTATTGGCGTGTAGGCCGCCGTTTTTAACTATAGCATTTTGCCATGTATAGTTTCGTTCTCCGAGCTCAGGATGGTCGCCATCTGATTTATAATATTCTTCGCCTGATAAGTCATCTTCTGGTGATACCCATAACCATGAACCGTCATCTGACTCCATTGTAAAGTTGTAGGTACCTGATTTAGGAGCAAGGAAGTAACCTTTAAATTCTACTGTACTATATTCAGCGACCTGGCCGCCCTGAAGAACAGCGAGCTTAAAGCTATCAAGTTGCTTGGCTCCGCCGCCAACATATGCGTTACTGTCAACACCACCGCTGATCATTCCCTGCGTTGGGCGACTATACGGGAAGTAAATGTTATCTTCATTTACACCAAAAGTTGAAGTTTTCTTCTTCCATGAACCAAAGTAACCGGCGCCTTGGCCTTTCTTCTTCTTGCCAAATAGACCGCCAAGGATACTACCAATAGCGCCAAGGAATGCTGCACCGAGAACAACGATAGCACCAACACCAGTTGCGCTAAGTGCAAGTGCGGATGCAACACCTATGCCAACACCTGCGCCTGCTACGAATCCTACAGCACCTTCTAGTGCTGTTTTTGCAACGCCTTCAACTGCACCTAATACTTGTTTGAAAATTGATTTTCCGCTACTCTTTTGCCAAGTATAACCTGTAACTAGCCCACCTTCTTTGTATGCACGCGAACCTGATTCGTTACATGCTTCTACAGAAATTTCGTTAAGTGCCTGTTCAACTTCACTTGGTGCATCAGTAAAGTATCTTACAAATAATGCATACTTGCCTGTTTTGTTTGCACTGCCTTTAGATACAGTAATTCTAATATACTGACCTTGTGAGCAGTCTATAGTTTTGCTTAAGAAACCAAAACCGCTAACACCAAGTACTTTACCAGTAGTAGCATTAGTTGCTGTTGCAGCGATAGTTCTTCCAGCTGTAGTGTTAAATTTGTTTAAAGGATTATCAATTACACGCTGAGTTAACACACCTAGAGCATTTTCAGCTGGTTTGTAAATGATAGAGTTTAATCCTGGTACTGTATCAAAACCGTAACGCCCGATCTGATCGCCATTAGTTTCGCCAATAGATCCTAGATTTGCTTGTGTATCAATGATGTAACGTTTTACACCTGAACTAAAATCAGCTGTATCAGATTGTTCAATAGTAATACCGTTTACTGATTTATTACCTGCGCCATCGTCATATGAGAAGTCAAATATTAATAAGAACTGTGTCTTACCCTGAACTTTAATGATATGTTCTTCGTCAACACCAACCGCATCTGTTTTTTCAGTTAACAATCCTGTCTTAGGAACAACTGGTCTTACAGTACATGGTCCAACAATTGTATTCTTAGGTGGAACAGGATTTGGTGCGCGAACATCGCAGCGACTTGGTAATCCTTCTAATACGGCTCCGGTTAATACAGGAGCAGGAGGTGTTAGATTCTTTTCATCGACTAATGTAACTGCACTATAAGGCTGTGGAGAACCTCTACCAAACCCTTGACCTAAACCAATTTGTCTAATGCGTTGTGCAGCAAGACGTGGTGCTGATCCAGTAGGTGTCGCACCTTCATCTTCCTCACCAGTTGAACCACCTGTTAAGGTTACGTATGGTGCAAATGATCCGTACCCTTCTGGACTTGCATATCCTTCAGGAACAGTCTCACCTGGTAGTATAACATCATCAGTGATGATGTTTCTCCATTTTTCACCGCCCCAACCAGTATCAGCAATTGGTCTGCGTAATACTGCATCCGCAGGTAACTCAGTTAAACGAATATACTTAACACGAGTAATAGTGCCTTCGTAATTGCTATAAACAGGTGTTGGATTACCGTCATTATCTGGGTTATTATAATCAAACCCAATCATCTGATTTACATAAGTATAGGGTTCTGTCCAGAAACACGCCACAAACACTTCTTCTGGGCGAACTTTTGTAATTGTTTCATCACCGGGTTTGTCGTTTGCAGGATCAAAATACTCAAATTCAGTATCTGATGACTGTAAAGGAAATACTTTAAATTGTTTGCTGTATTTAAATCTTGGTTGACGTGTGTTCCAACCCTTTTCACTATACCCTGGATAAGGATTTGTAACGTCAGGGAATGTAACAAATGTAGATCCGTCTTCGGTACTAGCAGTGTTGATATCTTCAGTATTCCAAAAATCAGGTACATGGTTATCACCAGCTGAATAATAACCTCTGCCGTACCCCCAAGCAACTTCTGCACCGCCTGAGCCTTCAAGTAGACCAGGGCCTGCCTCTGTTGGCTCCCACTTACCTGGTGTGATACCGGGTTGCCACATTAAGAATGAGTTGTGGCCAGGTGATGTAACTAAAACAATTGTTTCGTTATTAATAGTAGAGCTACCAATAACTACATCCTTAGGCATAAAGACAAAGTTTGCTGCACCGCTAGTTCCGTTGCCACCTTTAATCGCAAATGGCTCAGGAATAATTTGTTTGCCTACAAAGAATGCAGGCTCAACAGGTGCTATGTCTATATAATTAAAATTGTTTGATTTATCTATTCTTGATGAATCCCATGCGATAGAAGCATCAGCACTTTGCTCAGTGCCTCCTACTACATAGTAACTATCTTCTGTTATGCTACCTTCAAAATTATTATAAGCACTTACTGTTGCAAAATAATCGTAAGTGATTGCTAGATCAGCAGGAACAATATCTACAAGAATGTAGTATACATTTCCCGCATCATTTTCTACTGCTTCATAGACTTCAAACTGCCAAACTTCGCTAGTCTTTAGCCTCCAACGTGGATATGTGACTGTGTCGTATACTACAGTCTCACTCATATCATATTGAGACCATTTCACAGCCTTAGTAGCAGGATCAGATGGATTAGATTCTGCTGTACCAGGAACAATAATTAAAACTTTTGCGCCGTCAACATGGCCACGTGGTGTCTTTGGTTTTTGTGCTTCAACATCTATATTGTTGTTTCCATCATCGACTGCTACGTTTGTTGCTGGTTCAGAACCATCGCTTACACTAGTAGCTGTTAGTAGTTCACGCTCTAATCCAGGAGCAACTGAACTGCTGATTGTTTCATAAACAGGCAAGTACTTGCGTAATTTTAGATCCCAATAAAATATTACACCGCCAGGTGCAGTATAACGCATACCTTTGAGTGGTCCTACATAAGTTGGACCTGTGTCAAACTTATCATCACGTTCAAACTCTACTGCATCAGAAATTTTCATTTCTCCTGCAACTTTTACAGGACTTGCTGAGCCTATTAACTCTGTTAATGCTTGTTCATCACGTACATAAGGTCCATAATTATGGATGGTACCTGACTTAGCTTTAATATCAGTATTAGGAATAGTTACCGGTGTCTTAAAGTCATTTAACATATTAAATGACACATTAAGTTTTCCACTACTGTCCTGAGAAACTGACGATCTTCTTAATCTAATAGCACGATTAATACTTTCAATCATACCTTTTGGATTATTGTAACTACTAATGTTAACTACAGAATTGTTTAGCGTTACTTTAGTGTGGTCAACTGTTGTTAGCACAGGATATCTAAAGTCTGGTGCTATTGGTTCTCTGATAACAACAAATCCTGTTGATATATTAGCATCGTCATTAAGAATTCTATTCTTAAATGTAATCGTTGTGTTTGATAAATTCTCATCAATATAATAATCACCTGCCATAACAGGTTGAGTATTTGATGCATAAAGTACGGTCGTTGACTGTAATAATGGGCGTCTTGAGATAGTAAATGTATTTGAAGTGTTATTCGCAAAACCACTAGCAACATCAAAATACACAGACGTTGTATCGTTAACTGCAAAATCATCTAATACATTAATAGTGTCACTGCCAACTGAACTTATTCTGTAAACTTTGTTATAAACTTTAGGTGATGCAAAGTGTACAGCAACACGCTTGTTAAGTTCAACGGTGCTTTTAGTAATGCCGTGAGGATCAGTTGTTCTAATCTGCATACCTCTCTTAACAAGAGTACCTGTAATCTTGTCGTCTACAGTGTAAGGAGCAGAAATAATAATACTATTTGCTTCAGGTGCTGATGTAATTGCATACGCACCAGTCCAAGCATTAGCATACACCTTAACAACATCACCAGGACTTAGACTATGATTTGAACTTGTTACAAGTTTAGTTAAGTTCATATGACGTACATCAACAATGCCGCCTGCAACACCGCTTAACTCAATTGTAAAGGAATTAGTTGTAGCATTTGATGCTATATAATGATTTGATGTGCTACCATAATCAACAAATGTAGATGTTACATAGCGAACATTACCTAAACCGGCTACTACACTAGCATCCTCAAAGTAATCACTTTCAATTACAAATGTACTTGCACTAACATTTTTACTCTTAACATAGTAAATATTGCCGTTAGCAGTACTATCACCATCACATAGTAATGTTACAAAGCTAGGTGCTGTTACGAATGTAATGTTAGCACTATCAACAGTTACGTTACCTACACTGTTAAAGGTTACATTAGCATTGAATGTATAATCTGTAGATTCACCTGCAACTAGCTGTACAGCATCACCGTTTCTAATATCCGAATTAGTAACTCCTGAGATTGTAACAACATTGCTTGGGCTGGATGCACTTGCTGTTGCACCTCTGTATACCTTTGAAGAAACAGGTAAAATATTTGTAATAGAGACTAAACTATCTGGGTGAGGACCAATACTCTTAATTCTAGCTTCAACCATCTTAGGTGGTTGTGGGTCTTTGATCAGTGCCTTCTTCTGTTGAATAATTGTTTCGTTAGTCCAGATAACAACACTATCACTTAAGTTTGCATTCTTAAGAGTTAGATAATAATCCATGTATTTAGATGTATTATCGTTACCAATCAAGTTTGTGTCTAAGTAAGCAAATAAACTTCTATCTGTAAACAACACAGCTTCGTTAGTACCAGGTGCGCTTTCTATAAATGAAACTCTAGATCCAATAGATGCTAGTTTGTAGACGTTCCAGTCTTTAGACTCATCTTCGGCCATATGAATCAAGCTGCCGCCAGCTGGTTTGATAATAACTGTATCATCAAACAAATCAGGCAAGCTAGCAATATCATATGCCATAAAGTTGATGTTAGCAGGATTTACGTAACCTGCATTCGGAACTCTAGCATATTTTTCTGTATTTAAACCGTATGCGTCCACATTTCTTAGTGTAGGCCATAGATTGTTTTCACGACTTCCAATTGGCTTTCTTAGGAATCTTGAAGCATCATCAATATCGATTAAGATAATATCATCATCTGTAGCATCGGGTGTAATTTCATAATTACGTCTTGTGCCTAACTTAATAGCAATATGATCATGTGTTTCAACTTTAATGCTGATTGTACTACCAGTTATATCGCCTTTATAGTTGTTTGTAAGATCAATAGTGCCTTTTTCTACTACAAACACATTTGACTGGCCAGCTAATACAAAACGCGATGTTTTTGTACTTGGGTCTGGTAATGATGTTAGTACTGATTTTGGTAGCAACGAAATATTAGCGAACTCAACAGTTGAAGCAGTAAGTGTATATACTGTTTCATCTGGAGCATTTTCAATTAGTACTCCATTAACATACACATCTACAAAAGGATAGTTGTTATTACTAATTGTTGTATAATTTTCGTTTGCAAGAGTTGTTTCACTATTGACTAGTCCGTCATTTAATGTTATAGTCAATGAATTGTTTTCGTCTACTACAGATGCTGTAGAAATTTTCCATCTATCTCCTGCATCGTAGTCCCATAACGAGTCGCCTAGTGTTACACCATTAACACTTACTGTAACATCTGCTTTTACAGTATTATTTGCTACTTCAAAACCAAATCGTTGACGTGGTTCGTAACGATATCCTGAGCCTACTGTATTAGTGTAGTGTACATTGTCCTGATACACGTCAACTGTTGCATCTAAGTACAGGTTGGCATCGGCACTATCAATTGTAAATGCGTTGCCGCGCAATTCTAAGGTGTATTTAGATACAACACTACCACCTACATTAACATCACTTCTAATAGCATAAGCTGTAACGCCTGCATTAGCAGAATTAACAGTACTTATTAAAGTACCAATGTCTGTAATACCAGTCGATAGGTTAATTGAAGTTGTTACGTTAGATGTACCTGAGAAATCAGTAATGGACAGGTTGCCTGTTAAACTTGCACTAGTTGTACTTATATAACTTGTGCTTAATGCACGAACAGTTTCAAATGTTAACTCATCAGAATCAACAACAATTTCGCCCGCAATAACTGTAACACCTACAATTTCACCGTAACCTGAACCAGTATTTGTTACTGTAATGCTGTCTATCTCACCTAAACTGTTAAGTGTAGCTTCTGCTGTAGCTCTGACACCGTTACTACGAACAGGAGCAGAAATAACAATCTGCGGAACATTGAAGTATTTGTGTTTGCGCTCTAATACGTCGATTTTTTCCACAATATTAGTAGTATCTTCTGGGAAAGCAAGAGTGAACAGTTGTGGATCTTGTACTTGATCAATTCTATCGAACTTAAGTTCGATTGGCTGATCTTGGTTAGTATCACCAAAATCAGCTACACGTAATGCCCATTCGTCATATACATTAATTTCACTTGACGGTGAACGAGAAAGTGCAGGAACAACTGTGCCAATACGCTCTAAGCTAGAAGTTGTACCTTTACTGTGTAACATGCCGGAATAAAAATCATATTGCTGATCGTCTAGAATGTCTAGTTCAGTTAAGTATTGCTTCTTTTCAAAACCAAACACTGCGCGGCTTGCTTCATAAAGTTGTTTTTCAACTGGAATAAAACCTAGTTCATGATAACGGCCTAGGCTTTCTGCCATGTTATCTAAGTTTGGTTTTAGACTATCACCTTCGATAACAAAACCCTGACTTAAGAATCTGCCATCCCAACCTGCTGTGCGAGTTGTTTTAATTTTTAATCTACTATGGCCTTGGTTTAAAGTAGGATTAAAGATAACATCACCAAATTGAGTCGAATTGTCAATAACAAATGCATGTTCAATTTCTTTAGTGAACAGTACAACACCATAAATTTGTTCACCTGCTGGTGGTACAATTTCAATATTGTTATCTTGACGTACAATTTCGCAGTCTGTTGGGTTAATTGCAATACCGTTTTGATTTACGATATTAAACTGTGAGCGATCAGTTCTATTAATTTTAGCAATAAAACCACGTGGTGCAACAAATGTAACCTTGTTAGCCATTGGACTAAGTTCTAATGTGTTGCCAATTTCCCAAACACCTGTGGTCCAGAATAAGAACTGCTTTGCAGCATATGTCCAATCACGTACTTCACCAATTGTTTCATCAAAGTTACCAAAAGTATAACCTTGACTTTCGTGAAATCTACCTAAACTAATTAGGAAGTCGTACAAGTCTTCAGTGTTGTCATATACTGATTCATAGTCAACTTTGATAATGTTGCCTGTTGTCTGTTGATACAACGTACCAGTCGCAGCACCGATTTGTGGTAATACCCCTAATCTTCTCCACTTAACAGCTTCAAAGGTTGTGCCTGTCTTAAATGTTTCCTTAGCAGAATAATATGCACCTTTGTATCGTACAATAGTTGTCTGCTTATAAGTTGTATTTTGAGAATAGTCTACAAACTGTGCAGGTGCACCACCAACACTAATACGTTCTCTACCTTTATTCTTATCGCTTTGTAAGGTATTAAAGTAACCTAAGTTTTTGTCATAGCCTCTTACTTTATAGCCGTCAATAGTTTTTTCAATAATTACACCGCTATAGAAGTTTCTTGACTTATATGGCGAACTGTGAACGTTTACAGTAATATTTTCCTGAGGAATAACTAAACTAGTAGCACTGCCTTCATTGCTGTATTGGTCTGTACGTAGTGTCATAGTGTCTTTGTCAATAAAGCCACTCATTCTATGACCGAGTTTAGTATTTAGGCTACGTACTTTAGTAATAAAGTCACTTTCAGGTGATAGGCCTTGGAATCTCAACCATGTATTAATAAGTTGGGTGTAACCAATGTTAGTAATAAAGTTACCGTTAACATCTTTATCGCCGTGGATTTCAAAATCTGCAGAAGATGTAAAGACCCAAGGATAATTTGTGTTAACTGATAATTTGTATTTTTTGTTTGCTGTTGGTCTGTAAAGTTTTGTAGGGTCAGCAAATTCTGTAGCAAATTTACCAGGCTTTGCTAATAATAATGCTTCAGCTACAGCAAACGGATATGCTTCAGAATATTTCCATGCATTTTCAGCAGGTGCGCCGTCGCCAAACTTCCAACTATCATTTCTTGCTTCAGTTGTAGCAAATGTAATCTGCAATGTACTTGTTAGTGCCGGCGTAGCAGCTACTACTGGACCAGTACTTAGTGTATTAGTACTTAGGTCTTGTGCTGCCGCATAATATTTTCCGGCCCAAGTTTTTGTTGATGAACTATGTGTAGCATAGCCGCCGCCGATAGCATAAGGGAACATAGGCTTACCAGTATTATCAACAGTTACAACATAGAACCAAATTGGTGTACTTGGACTGTCAGGTGTAGTACCGTAACGTAGGTTAAACTGGTTTGTATAACCTGACTGCCCTACCTTAGTGGCGTCAATTTCGTAGTCTTCAACAAACATACCTGTGTATGCGCCGCCCGGTGCAACAGATCGTGTACCTTGACGTAATACCCATGGACTCTTGATATTAACAATGTCGCTTGCATTAACAGGTGTATTATCCGACTTGTACTCATTATAGCCATATGGACCATAAATTGGTAAGCCGTCAAATGCCCAGCCAACGATCGGAGAGTGTACAGTTGGATCCCATTTTAGCGCACCATCAACTTCAATTGTGCCAGTTGTTAAACCAATTACGTCAGGAGTAATTGCGTGATAGTGGAAAAGACCACCTACAGTACTGTGACTAAATGTTGATAACTCATTGTAGCTTTCGATTAAGCCATTATTATAATGCCATATGCCGATGTCGTTCCATGACTTAGTTGACTTAGGATTATATAGAGAAACACCGTTAACTAAAACTGCTACAGCATAGTCTGGCATTTCTGTTGGTGAGCTAGATACTAGATTTAGATTTACTTTAGGAAGATTATATGAGATATCTTGTTCTTCGATAGGACCAAATCCTACAGCATTAGTTTCAACATCAACTATGTGATTCGTTTTGTTACGACCTGAGATATAAATGTTGCTGCTATCGCTGCTTACATTTAATCCGTCTACAGTTACAAAACTGTTTAGTCTGTAATCTAACCCACTAGCTTTGCTGTTTGACCAAACAGAAGTTCTTGTAGTTGTGCCTGTAGTGATAATATCTTTTGGAGTTCTTAGATCGCCATTAGTATCTACTGGCAGTACAAGGTGTAGACCTTCTCTGCGGTATGAGTTATTAATCAAGTAAGCGTCAGCAGTTACGTTCTCTCTGCGACCTTGACGAATGATACCTTCTTCTAAGTCGTCCCACATAGCAGTGTTGTTACTGCTATAATCTGTGCTGTACTGGTTATCCCACCATGATGGTTTTTCAAAGAACGCTAACATTTCCCAAGGATGCGTGTGCGGTCTTACTGTATCATAATAATGCTCATACCAACCTCTCCAGTGTCCTGGTAAGCTAGTATTACCGCGATAGTTCCAAGTCCATTCATTAGAATCAGTGTAGAATTCGTTGGTTACAAAATCAATCTTGTTTGCAACAGCCCAGTTTGAGAAGTAGTATCTCATTAAACTTGACCATTCTGTAGTCTCGTAACCAGTATCCCTAAATGCGCCGGGCTTTAAGGTATAGATGTTTAGTTCCGGTAATGCATTAGCAGATCTAAATTCTGCCTTAGCACTGTTAAACACACGCTTTTCGAACTCAAGTAAAATTTCATCTCGACGATCACCAAACAGTGTAGTCTTACTACCATCGTGTCCTACTAGTACTTGAATAGGTGTTTGGAAACTGTTGTCAGTTTCAATACGTGGCTCAAATAGAGGATAGATACCTAGTATGCTAGGTGTTGGCGGGCATTGTGCGCTGTCGCGCTCTTCATTGTAAAGTTTTAATACAATTTCATCATCTAAGTCGACACTAATTGTACCAGTTAGTTCAATAATAATAGGATTAAAACTTGTAATTGTGTAATCTTTATCAACATTTAATAATGTTGTTTCAAAAGTATCGGCATTGACGTGATACACTAATAAACTGTTTTCAATCTTGTTTAGATCAGTGTAATTAGATGATACAAATTCTGATGTGTTTACATCATTGATTTCAAAACGCTCTTCAACATAATTGTCGCCGTATGGAATTACATATGTTCTGTTAAATACTTCTCGACCAACGTTAAACGAAATAATATTTCGCAATACTTTTTCTAATATAAATTCGTTCGAAAGACCATTGGTATCAAATAGTGTATAGTACCCACTGATCTCTTTCTTTAATCGTGCTTTATACTTAATATATTCTTCAGCGTTAAATCTAATAGCATCTACTAGGTTGTGTGGCTGGTCATCTAGTAGTAATGCGCCTAAAATTAAGTCTTGATCAGTAACAACAATATCTGTGGCGTATGCTACATCTTTAGGTGTACTTGAGAAATTATTAATTTGTAATGCGTCACCTTCAAAACCTACTTGACGTTCCATGTAGTTTTTAAAATGTTGTGTGAATTCAGGTGACGATGTAGAAGTTATTTCTTCCTTAGTAACATTAGTTTTCCAGCTTAGTGGAAGTTCAAATTTAGTAATAGCTTTATCACTTACTACTAACTGACCATCGCTAGCAAACGCACTTACCTCAATGAAGTCGCCTTTTTCAAAATCAAACGTATCAAATACAATATATCCTGCATTAAATACTCCGTACTGCCAATCAGTGCGTTTAATACCATTTACAAACACATCAATGTCATAGCTGCTATCTGATCTTAGATCTGGTACACAACCAATCCAGAATTCTCTGCGAGTGTTATCTAAGTCAAATCTATCAATAGTAAATTTTGAAACTAAGCGTTGACGTGTATTAGTGTCCGAGGGTACCATCATTGACAGTAATTCAACTTCGCCGTCAAGTTCTAGTTTATAGAATTTATACCCCATTGTTATTGATAGTGTGCCACCAAATGGTTCATATGTATGCTGATAGTTTTCTTCAGCCATGTTGACTGTGAAGTTAATCTCGCTACTGGCTTTAAATGCTGTCCATGATAGAGGGAAACCTAGTACTTTATCGTCGGCACCGGTGCCCACAGCATAGGAAAAGATTTTGTTACCTTCAAAATTATTATTTGGGTAAATGCCTTCGTCGCCTAAATAATTACCATCAACATCATATAGATTAAATAGCGGTGGCTGATTTACATTAACTTTTCTCTGACATAATTTCATGCCAGCAGTTGTATATCTATATTCAGTACCAATATTCTCAGCACCTGAACGAACTAATAGTACATCATCAACCGTTAATTCCCAAGGTACGAAATTAATATCACCATCTACTGCACCAATTGGATTCAGTTCTGGATGAGGTGCTCGTGCGACCGTAATAGTTTCTGTACTTAAATCGGTATAAGCAACATATACATATTTTGCAATGTCTGGTTGTTCGTTAGGGAAAATAATACTTTGTTTTTCAATAGGTGTGCTATCGATTAGTAACCCTGTTGGTTTTCCGCGAATTTCATCAATAGTATATTGTGTACATGCAACCATTACACTACCGACTCCGCGCTTACCGTGATTATATAATTCTAATCTGCGGTCAAACTCAATAATTGGTCTATTAGCGCGGAAGCTACTAGATGGTAGTTCCATTCCTGCATCTTTGAAGTTCTCTTTATGATACCAGAAGTTAATTGTACTCCAAATATTTTTGTTTTCAGAACCGCGTTGTACAGTTAAATATTCAGGCGGGCTTGCATTCAAACCTGCATCCCATAGTGCGTCACCGTCAAACTCATCATCATCGAGGTCATTTTTGTCATATGACCATTGACCGCCCATTAGATAATATTCACCGTTAGCTGGATTAATACCTAAACGCGAACCTGCAGGATATCCTGTAAACGCTGTTGCAGTTGTAATCGATTGTGCTTTGTTAACGGTCCATGTACTACCTGATCCTGAGACAACAATTGTGTGCGGTAGTAAACCGGTAGCTGAAAGAACCATACCTACCTTAACTGTGCCGCCACCATTTAAATCAATTACAGATAATGTAGTACCAGAGATGGTAATATTTCCTATTGCAGGAGTTCCTTCCCACTCATAGTTAATATCTGCAACGAAGTCGCGGCCAGCAAAAGTTAGTTCTGAATCAGCAGTTACAGATTCGATTTCTAATTCCACACCTTGTGAAAGTACAACGGTTGGTTTAACAGTAAATGTTTCAGGGAAAGTATGAACAGTGCTATTTTCAACATCAACTCTATAAGTACCTGTGCTGCCAGTTGAACCGCTAAGTTGTGAAACAATCTTAGTTTTATATACAAGATCGTTATGATGCAACATCATACCCGATTCTAAGGATCCGTCATTTACTGATGTTACAGTAAATGTGTTCGATTTCTTAATGAAGCCCTGACTGTTATTACCGCTGTCTGCAATGAATACAATTGTGCTGGGATCGCTAGGTTCTTTTAGCTGGAAGTTATTGGTGTCTACTACTAAAACTTTGTATCTTCCGCCGTTAAGGATTGAACCAATTGGTGTGCTGCCACCTGCATCATAAATTACCTCATCGTCGTCAGCTAACCCGTGATTAGGATAGGTAAATGTTTCTGTTGCGGTGTTTACATTTGCAGTAGGTACTGTTAAGTATGTACCAAAATAACCTTTTACTTCTGCACTATTAAATTTCTTAGACACAATGCCACTAGCGATACCAGTAACACTTTGCCCTACTCTTACATTTGCAGGATCTGCTGTTAAGAAAATATCTGATGTAACAACAACATTACTACTTGTAAAAATATTAGCTGGGTCAATGTCGTATGCAATGTTAATATCTGTTAGTTCAACCCCTACAAATCCAGTGTACCCTTGACCTGAGTCGCTGATTGCAATACCTGTAATTGCACCATTTGCAGTAACGTTTGCTGTTGCTACTGCAACATTAGTGTTAGATCCTGTAATGCTCACAGTTGGAGCCACATAGCCAATGCCCTGACTTACAACTGTAACGCTAGCAATGTTACCTGCTTGGTGTGCAATGTCCGGATGGTTAAGGGGGAAATATGAACCGTCAAACGGTGCGTCCACTGGAGTAGAGAATACAGTTTGGAATTGGTTACGACGTGGTACTAGATAAATTCCTTGACCTACACCTTGTACAATGTAATCAATTTCTAATTCACTGCTAGGAATTACATATTGACCTGTAAAACGCACAACCATACCATTTCTAAATGGTTTGCTGCCTGCGGGTATGTAATATTGCTTACCTAAGATATCACGTTCAATGTCTACAGGATTTGCTAAAGTTCCTGCAACTGGAATAACAGTTGGACCGTCTGGGTACCAGTAATATTCTTGATAGTTGATGAACTTATCGACATCGATGGGTGGCACAAAACTGCTGAAGTTTGTGCCAAAAATTTTGTTTTGGTTTGAAGTATCTACACCGTAAGTAGCTAAAATATCAATTAACTCGTCAAAGAAAATAAAGTCTTCACTTTCTTTAGTAGTATAATTAATTGTGTTTACTACAGGTGACAATGCATAATGTGCTTTATCACTGTTAGGTTCAGTGATATAACCTGTTATACCATTATCTGCACCAGTTTTAGAACCTATATATCCCGATACGACTTCTACCTTTGCTTTACTGAATAGTTGCTCTACAGTACTTTCAAAAAAGTTTTTGATTGCTGTGGTTTGTAGTACTACCGGAAGTTTTTTATAGATTTTGTTGCTCATCTAAATATACACCTTTTAACGATCAGCTCTTAATGTTTGTGAACTTATTTTTTCTACTATTTCGATATCTGTTACTGTTGCTGTGCTTGCAAAAAGCTCGCTTGGTTCTGCTTTTACTGAGAACATGTCACCGAATGATCCTAAAGTGTTTTTAGGTAATATAACGATACTACCAATTGCACTACCTAGACGTTGGTGAATGTAAGAACTTAATTCTGTAAAGTAAAATGTTTCGCCAAACTCCCAATTCTCTACTTCAAAGTAATTATTTATCGCTGTAATTATCTGGGACTTTAATTCGTTGTCACTAATTGTATTGTTTAGTTTTACTACTCTAAACTTAGCTTGATACTGAGATTCTGCCTCTGAGCCGAACAATAATTTAAATTTTGCGCTCTTGAAAACTAGTGTATCACTTGCACTCTTATATTCTTTTAAGCCTTCAAATTCGATAGCAAGTTCAGAGCTAGTTGGCTCTACAGGGAACGTTGCTGCGCTAGGTTTTTTGAGGTACGTTCTAATTTGATCGTAGTATGAATTAGTTAACACTGTCATTTCAACTATGTTACTAATACTTGGATCAATTCGCACATCCTTAGGTGCAACGTGTTGCCAACGGATAACTGAGTCTTGCTGAGAAGGTTGTGAAGTATCTTGAGTAGGACCTCTACCGACTCTTACAAAAAAGTCATTAGTCTCAACTAATCTTACACTGTTAATATTTGTACTATCAGGTGTATTTAAGTAAACTTTATTTTCCGCAACGGCATACACTTTTAGACCTGCTGCTTTACCTTGATCGTTTTCGACAACAGATGCTGTTGCAAAATCCTTGGCAAATAACCAATTTAGTGCAGCAAGATCATACCCTTTAGCATAACTTTCACTGATCACAGCATTTGCAGAAATATCAAAAATAATTGTACTTTCTTTTCTAAAGTCTGCAATTACACCTTGTGTAGGTCTGTCATAGGTATAACCATCAAAGTCAGTATAATATTCAAAAATTTGAATGTTTGTGTCATATACATATTCTTTAAACTGTAGGGGGCGGTCAGGGACTAGGTCGCCGTCGCTGTCAACTGGCGCAACAATTACTTTTCTTGGATCAACATAACCGTCGTTGTATTTGTACACATCTGCAATTTCCCAAACAATTTCTTGATCTAATCGTTCTTTATTTTGTACATAATCAACTATTATCTTATCATTGCTTACCGCACTAGTTCTATCTGTTGAATAATGATATCTGTTTAACTGTAACCCGCTGTAAACTAAGTTGCCTGTTTGAGAAGTAACATTAGCATTAGCAAGATATAATCTACCAGTAACGCTGGTATCAACATTTGCTGTGCCTGTTGTTCCGTAGCTATAACAATTAGCGTTACCGCTGAATACTATTAGAGATGTTCCGTCATTTGATGGTAATCTGTATGTGATATTTCCTGTTGACGAATCAATGATGTTGCCGCCAAATGTTGTACTATTAAAAGGTATAACAATTTGACTAGGAATCTTATTAATCTGTCCTGAGTTATTTGCTACAGTAACATACCTGGTTTGAGATTCTAACTCCCCAGTTTCAAATGCTGTTGCCAATAATACTGTTGATTCACTAACATACTGATTACCTGTTGCAGTGTCAACCGTGTTTAAAATACCGCCTTTTGGTATCATTAAACCAAAATTACTTTTCCAATATACATTTACATCAAACCATTTTGTTTCTCTAGTTTTGAGAACTATGCCAGGATTGTATGATCTAGGAATATAAGTAGCACCAGTTGAAGTGTTCCTCCAACGGTAGTCATTGTTATTAACTTTATGCCATTCGAACGTATCACTATTAAATGGTTTTGCATTAATAGTAGTAAACGTAATTTTATCTGCGGAACTCTTATTATTGTTATCTAATACCTTAACATTTTTAATGTTATAGAATTTAAGATCGTTCTTGCTCTGGACAACATAATCTTGTCCGCGGGCAGTTAAATTATATCTATAGCTAAATGCATTGATTGGAAAATATTCCATTAACAATAACCAGCTAGAATCTAAACCTTGTCCAGTAGTATCTTTTTCATATGCAACATCAAACGAACCTGTTTTATCTAGATCCTTATTTGCAATAATATACCACGAATCTGCGTATAGATCGTAACCTAAACCAAATGTTCTGCGATTATTAATTTCAGTTTGAATAGCATCTGCTTCACCAACTGTGAATAGCTTTCTCATTGAGACAATAACTTCTGTTGCTAACCACCCGCGGCCTACGGTATCGCTTAATGTCCATGGACCGACACTAGTAACCAACCCACTTGATAATGCACCATTATTTTCAATGTTAATGATTCTTACCCATTTATAATCTGACAAATCATTTGAGTTTACAAACTTGACCAAGCAGTTTTCTTTAAACATTCTTGTTCTATCATTAATGTTTAACATTACTACTTGTGTGCCTGAACTAAATGTTTCAGTCATGTAGCCGGTATCGCCTTGTGCATCCGCAGGTAACGGCTCCCAACGAATGTTTAAATTGCTTATAATAAATTTGTTTTCTTGGAAAGCTGTCCAGTTATTTCTTAAACCGTAATAAACAAAATTGTTTATGCGCTGTTTTTTAAGTGTTTCTGGTAAAATGCTAAGAACAACTTCTCGTGAAGTTGTGTTGTCATTAATAACAATATTTTGACTATCATTGCTATCTTCAACAAACAGAATTGCATCTTTAGCAAAAGTATCTAAACTCTGATATGTGCCAGTAGGATCGTTAATGTCAATATAACGACTATGCCCGGCATGAGTCTTGTTAATTGCTTTAAGTTTTAAAATATTGTTACTTTGGCTTAAAGGAAATACATTATAATCCTGTGCGCTTACCATTCTATTTTGTGTATAGAATACTTGTGGTGCTCTGCGTTTAATAGCACCTAAACTTTCAGGAGGTAAACTGTTGTTAACGCGATATTCAAGTTTGAATGTAAGCGTTATTGCTTGATTCCTGTTTTGCTTATCTACATACGGAACAACAATAGAAATGTTTCTTGCGTTTTCTGGCTGAATAATAAATCGCACAGGATCACTAGTTCTATACCATAGACGGTAAACACCATTAGGCGTATTTCCAAAGTTACCATCACTGAATTTTAATTTAATACCACCATTGTCAACATTTTCAACAGCATATAAATTTTTCGTGCCTTTTGAAAGACTATTATAGTTCAAAGTTTGGCCAACAGTATTAGGTACTTTTTCCCATTTGCCAAGCGGAAGCCCGGCAGTATTAATTTCTTGAAGATAAACATCGATTTCGTTGATGTTTAATTCACTAACAAGTTCTTCTCTATTTTGTAGAGGTACAGTATAATCATAATCCTTGAAATTTAGTGTACCCTGCTTAAACATAACAAAGAAGCCAGTATTTTTACTGGATAAACCTAAGCCGTCATTTCTGTAAATGATGTTAAACAAGTTAGTTGGATCAGGGTGTCTTTCGAAGAAATAACCATTATCTGTAAAATCAGGATTTACTATATTAAACGGTCTTGTTACGCCATCAGATGTAACACTAAAATTATATGTTATGGGTGCAGTTATGGGTGTATTAAATTGATATAAGTCTGTAGGAATATCGCCTAGTACACCTGACTTCACTGGAGCAGTAAATCTATTTGAACTACTCATTGCAGCGTTAAGCACTGTAATAAATTGTTCGTAACTTAACGGGTTGTTTGCATCATCCCAAAAGATATTAATATTGTTTAAATCGTTGCCTTGACTATCTGTTAGTGTTTCTGTTGTTCTAACCCCAGTAAGTTTCATCAAGCCGCTAGCAGGCACGTTACGCTTTGGATTATAACCCAACATACGTGCTAGTTTGAATACGCTATCGCGACGTTCAGCAGTTTCTAAAAAGTTTTCGCGACTGTTTAAGTCCATGCGGAAAGCAAGTGACTGTGAAAGGTAAGCAAGCATTTCAATGATAGCAATAAATTCACTGCTTTCAATATAGTCATTGAAATTTTCTGGATAATTTGTTCTTACATACTCAACAAGGGCAGTTCTGATGCTGTCAAAGTCGTAAGCCTGAAAGTTTACCTGACTATATGCTTTATACGCTACTGTCCAATCCTCGGCAGCAAACAAATTGTTTTGTCTATTAACTATTGCCATTACTCGATACCTTCATTGATCTGTTTTTCAAAAATCAAGTACAAACTCTCAGAATTATTAAACGGTAAGTATTTTAATAATACATCAGCTGAAATAGCATGATCCGCTACATAAACAGTTAAGTCTACAAGCTCTACTCGTGTTTCTTTTGCAACGATTCTCTGTATATCTTCTGTTACAGCATTAACAAGATCGCCATCGTTTGGATCCATCAGCAAGTCCCAAATTATGCTGCCAAAATTGGGACGCATTACACGCTCACCTTTTTTGGTATAGAATTCATTGAGCAGATCTCGCTTGATTAGCTCTTGATCTGTGATGGTAAACGGGGCTTTAACCCTGTCTAATGTAGTGAATCCTTTGAATGTTGCCATAACAATATTTATCAAAAAAATTAAATACTGTTTTAATTATAGCTCAAAATAGGTGTTGACACGTAGCGTAAAATTTGCTATAGTTGTACATCGTTGCAATTTAAGGTTATGCATATGTTTGTAAAAATTCCTGAAGATGGATACTGGTTTGCGAAAGAAAGTATCCGACAAATTGAAGAAAATTATGGCGCTAAGTACATGGGTTACTGGACTATTAAAAATAAGTTTGGTAACTGGGGTGAAAGTCCTGTAGACGTATTCTATCAGCCTAATCCAGATACTAGTAAGGGTCATACGCATTACTTTGGAATGTTTTCGCGGCATGAATCAGTGTTCATCACAGAAGCCAGTAGTGCGTTCAGTGAACCTATTGCAGGCATTCCCACTGACGATGGCGAAGTTATTGTAAGTCGCTATCGCCACGATTATGTTGAAAAAGACGGACGTATGATTGACGGCGGGAGAGATTATACTCGCAGTAGTATGCACCCAATAGTTCAAATCACTGTAGATGGTGATAAGTTTATAGTATCAGAGAGGGAAGACATTGAAGAAAGTATCTAAAGAGCAAGCACTAAAGACGGCAGCGTTTGTTGCTGTGGCTGGCGTAACTGGTATTGTTGCATATGCAGCCGTAAAGGCATATAAGTCTATTCAAAGCATTGGTGACTTTGATGGTGATTTGAGCAACGACGTTGGGCTATCATCTATGGTAGGTCGCCGAGATGAATGAAGAAGAAAAAGCCAAACGTGAAGAGGCGTTAACTAAGCTAGCCGAGATAAGTCAACAATTAGAAATTGGTCGTAAAGTTTACGAACACGACAATGACACTTGGTGGAACGGCTTAACAGAGAAAGAACGTGAAGATGCGTTCTATGCTGTGTGCAAGCGCATCTACGAAGGCGACATCAAATTGAATGGTAGTTACCGATATGTTCTCTATGATGTTTTTGGTTTTGATGCTGGCATGTATGGTGCTGGCATGGACTGCGGCTATATGGCAATTCATAATGCTATTGGGGAAGGTGAAGATCTACAGCGTATGAAGTGTGTGGACCGTTTTGAAGTAATCGATGAGGATGGTCGAGCATATGTACGTGGTGCAGGACAAGTTAATCGTCTTAAGTTCGAAATTCAAGACGATGGGTGTACTTTAAAAGTATTTGTCAACGGCAAAAATCCGCTTGACATTTAAAGCGTAGAATAGTATAGTAAGTGTGTAGTTAGATAATAGCTACATTTTTGTTCAACTTAACAACAAGAGTGATCTCAATATGAGAAAAATTGCACAGAAGTTTGATGAGGTTTGTGCTAGAGCTGAAGCGTTCAATAAGGAAAATAAGACCGACCGCTTCTATAAGATTTACGAACAGCGTAAGCGTTTCGTAACTATGGGACTGTACGATAGCGTAACAAAGAAGTACGCATTGTTTGATACAGTCAATCTTACCGGTAACTTCCGGTATGATAACCATACTGTGCCACAAGAGCTATATGATATGGAGCGCCTAGTTAGGTACGCTTAATTAAGTTCGGCAATTGAACTAAATGGCAGCAGAAATGCTGCCATTTTTTTATCAGCGTGGACCAGCGTAATAATCTGTTGGTCCAACGTAATTAGCGGCATTAAATTCTTCACGTCTGGCCTTAATAATATCGCCTAACTGTCGTGGAGTAAGTTCTCCGTCAGCAGTGCCTTCCGGTGGAGCAATATTTAGATTATCTGGGCTTTGAAATACTTGTCCTTGGAAGAATCGTTTATCTTGAAAATCTGCACGGAATACCAATTCACTTGTAGGAGTAGGAACATTACTTCCTGGTTCAGGACCTAGACTCCACTGCATCATTAATCTAGGTACTTCGTTATATCTTCCCTCATTAAGTGCTCTTAGCACATTACTATTCCTAAAGTTTTCTTCACCTATGTCTTTGGAAAATGCTGCTAGTGCCTGTGCCTGATTATTGTTAATTGGAACTCTAATAGCACCCCTTACATTATTAAAGGTTCTAGTTAGTTCACTTTGTATAGCTAAGGAACTAGCTATTGGTCCAACACCGCTATTAAAATCAACTAATGTATTGCCCAATGAGTCTCGATATATTATACTACCAGAATCGCTTACTACATCAATGCCAAGTTCTTTTAATCTATTAACAGCATCTAACCCATCTTTAGCCTGTGCCATTACACCATTAATTTGATTTTTCATGTCTTGGATAGCAGGAAAATTTAAATCTAGCGGTAAACCTAACTTATCTAAGCTAAATTGGCTTAACTGTGCTTCCAACTCTTTTAGCTGTTTAAATGATGCTAATACTCTTTGCTGTAATGCATTAACTGTAGGAAATCTAATTGGGGGTACCATGGCTCTAATAGAAGCAACAAATGCGCTCAAGCCTAAGACTTCGTCAATTTTCTTTTCTATTGCTGCGCCAAAATCGTTAATAGCATTTTGAATATCTGCATATGTTGGTACTTTATCTCGCAAGTTACTCAATTCTGCATTGAGTTTTTGACCGCCTTGATTCAATCTATTTGCAGCCGCATTTATAGATCTTGTGCCGCTTTGCGCTCGAGCCTGTGTTGATGCTGCAAGATTTTTTGCTTTCGATGCCTGAGAAGGAGAGTTGTTTGGCTGTGACACAGTATTACCGTTACTATCAACATAACTGTCGCCTGCCTTTGTGCCAGATGGTGTCTGAGCATCGTCTGGTTTGCCTTCTGTGGTAGAAGCTGCTGGAGGCATGTCTTCTGTGATGCGATCACTTTCTGCAACCGCGGTCGGATCAGCCTTGCCGCTATCATCAGCTTTTGGGTGTCCCGAATAGGGTTCAGCAGTAACTAAATTAGTTACAATAGATTTAATAATATCGGCTTTTCCAGGTCGTTCGCCGTTGTTTTTAATAGCAGTTCTTCCTGCTAATGCGGCATCCATATCAAACTCTGGTGCAGCGGATGGCTGGTCTTTGTGTTCGTTAAGACCAATTGGACCTGGGCCAACAGCGGGAACAGCAAACGACATAAATCCAGGGCCACTATTTAAATTAATTCTAGCCGCATTTGAACTGATGCTTTCAGCTGCTCGGAGGCCTATACCAGTACTTGCATATATTGCTATACCAGACATTTTAGATTCCATTGCAATTGGACCTGATGACAATATGCTCATACCAGAGAATCCACCAGATGTCATATTAAAATTGCCGGCGCCGTTTATATTAACATCACCTCCTGCTGCGGTAACACCATAGTTAAGTGTAGCAAATTGTTGAATATCGGCCGCGGCATCTAATCTAATAGCGCCGCCGGTACCTTTAGGAGGACCTCCTGTAATGTTTGCAGGATTGGTACCCACATATTGGTCTCCAATGTTATCACCCGCGGCTTTAATGTTTACATCGTTACCTGCTTCAATATTAACGTTTTTATCAGCGCGAATGTTTAAATTTTGCTTGGCACGAATGTTCAACGAACCTTCGCCGTATACTAGAATATCACCCTTAGCAGTAAGTTCAATCCAGGCAGTACCATCTCTGTTAATCATGTAGATTGTACCGTTGGCATCATTTAGTGTAAACTGTGTTCCTCTGCCTGTACGGAAGCGTATCATACTAGAACCAGGGTTGTCATCCATGATAAATTGATGACCACCTATTCTATGAGCATTAACCGCAGTGTTGCCTGCTGTAGAACCAGGCTTTAGCGGCCCGGGAGTAAGAATACCATAGACCTGTTGTATGTCATCGCGACGTGCGCCAGCAGTACCGGGGCCACGCATAGGATCTTTTATGAGTCCTTGTTTTACAATTTGTTCTGTAAGATAGGGTGCAATAGGTCTACGAACTTCTTTACTGTCGTGATCGATGCGACCTTCTTTTTTATTTTTTTCAGCTACAGGTACTTGTAACTTACCCTCACCATATGAAGAACCTCCAGGCATACCAGGTACCATGTGATTAAATTGACCTGGGAATGTGCATCCGATAATATATCCCTTTGAAACATCGCCGTCGCCAAATGCCACTAGCACAGTGTTTCCGATATCAGGAGGAATCATCCACAGACCATAGCTTTTTTGGGTTTCTACATAACTCTCGAGGTTGGTGCCTGTGCCTGCAACTGGTGTTGAACCTGCAAACGGACTGGACCATGTGCATTCTGCTTCGCCATCAATAAGCGAAGGATCTTTGTACAAACTAGCTATAAAAACTGTTATTTTTCCCGTACGGGTACTATCTTTAGTTGTTCGCACTACACCTAAATAAATCCCATAGAGAGGATTTGCCTCTTTGAGAGCTTCTTGTGCTAGATTTTTGCGAGTTGATCTAAGCTCGTCAGTTTTTACATTTGCCATTAAATCTTAACCTCAGTGTATATTTGTGTCATAAATTATAATCCTATTTTTCGACGCCCATTCGCAATTACTGTGCCTAATTCTTGAATAGTAATTCTACCCTTAGGCTCGCTAACGTCAAGTGATTTATTTTGATTATAATTCTTAGGTGCTACTACTCCGGCGTCATTTGGTCCAGATTGTGTTGCAATAACAAAATTTGGATTTTCATTAACATATGCAGGTAAGTATGTTGCAGTATATAGTTGTCCAGGTGTTGCACCTTTAGGTAATCCTACACTGTCATAAAATTTTTCTACATATTTCATTTGCTCTGCTCTACTCATCCTTGCTAAATCTGCAAGTTCTACTCGATCACCGCCGATAGTTTTATAAGAACCCCCAGGGCTATCGGGACAGAATTGAATTAACCCAGTGCATCCGATAGAATTTACTGTGCTAGGACTGATACCTGATTCGTGTTGCATTAATCCTAACATGTCGTTAGCATCTATGTCATATTTACGAGCTAATCTATCAACTTCGTCTAAGAATGGTTTATCTTTAGCCCAATCTCCTTCCCCGCCATCAGCTACTGGAGTATATGTGCTCGGACCATCGCCGTCGCCGCCGGTGTCACCATCACCAAACAAGCGACGATTATTCGAACCGATCTCACCTAGAATCTTTTCAACATCTTGGCCCTTAAGAATCTCGTCCCAGGCAGGTGGTTTTTCGTTAGGTAATACTCGCCTAATATAGTTTAGAGGTACAGCGATTTCTTTGAAAGCAGTTATTTCTGTCGTAAAGATCCCGGCGCTGAAACGATTTTTCCATATAATTGGATAGTACAGACCGCTAAACATACCACTGATGCTATTTTCACTCCAATAACCAGTGTTATTATCTTCATTGTTTACATCATAGTCATACGCTCTAGGAGATCCAATGGTTAGAAGAAAATAATTTTTCTTTCCGTTACTAGGATAGGTTGTTTTATCTGGTGTAGGTTTTCCGTACTCAAACTTTCCACTATTTTTTTGAGTCAACCAATATGGGTCTCCTCGCAGTGTCAGTTCAACATTTAATAAAAATCCACTAGCTTCGCGAGCTCTATATGCATACCCCATCATTACACTGGCAGGCCCGTCGCTAGTTATGCCGCTCAATGGACTAGGTCTTGCTGCAACTGTTGCAGTAGCACCAGGTGTTACCGCCGGTATATTAGACGTTATTAATCCCGCGGCTTGTATTTCCTCTGTGGTTAGATTGCCACCTGGTTGGACAAAATCTGCGGAATATAAAAATCCACTTACTTCAGGTGCATACGGGCCAAAATTAGTAACTGTAATTTCAGTATTAGTAGTTGGTGTATCCTTAGCATCTGAGCTATCGCTTGAACCAAGTTTCTTAGTCAATGTTTCAACAGTTGCAGAGTCTAAACTTTGTGCTAATCGTTGAGTAGCTTTACCTGTAGAATCTTTTAGAATTCCTGCAAGTTCTTCTGGAGAACGCCCAATTGTATTTGCTACTGTTTTTATATCGTCAGCAAATCCTTTAAGTTTATTAAACAGTCCTACTAAAGACTCTCTGTTTTTTGTATCAGTTGCTGCGTTATTTTTGTCATCGCCGGTAGGATCAGCATTTTCAGGTAAGCTATTAACCAGTGCCGGTTTGTTTATTACAGAATATTCTCCTGCATATCCACCCTTAGGTGGCATTAACAATGTTAAACCTTGATCGTACTTAATATCTAAATTGAGGATTTGATCATTTAAACCTGTAAAAAGGTAAAAATATGATTTGCTTAAAGCACCTGCATTATATAAATCCTGCAATCGTTTAGTTGCAATTGCTACAACAGGCCTGTTTCCTAATGCACCGTCTTTGCCTATTTCAACTGTTTCATTTAAAAATTCTAATTCTTTGGTTGTTAGTGCAACATCACTACGCACATCTTCAATTAGATAGGGAGTATAGATATATTTTTTTGCATATTTGTTACGCTTTTTATCCCAACCAATAGTTTGAATTTCGCAGTGTACATCAAACCACGCAACAAATGTTTGATTATTATCAACTTCGTTGTTGCTAGGATCATCTAAGGATTTCATTCTAGATACATAACTTTGAAAGTCTTTATTCATTGATAATACTTGAGCAATTACAGTATAAATTGAACTACCGTCTTTTGCAGTTAGAATAATACCCGGGTTTACACGGGTAGGGCCTCTAGATGATTGACCAGCTGATCGGCGTTGTTCGTCAATTGACTCTTCTTTACCATCTGAAATTGGCGCAGTAGTAGTTTCTACATTTTGATCTTTATCAGGCGAAGGTATGTTTTGATCTTTAATGTACAACTTTTGTGGCTTTGCTCCTGTGGTTGTAGTTTTTACTGCCGTAGGAGTTTTAGCGCCAGAATCTGTTAAAAGAGCATCTAAGTTAAATTCTATTTGATCTGCTTTTTCAAATAAATTTGCATTCTTTGTTAACATTTCGTTATACTGAGTTTCAAAACTTTTTAATAGGTCGGTTATTGTACCGCCCCTCATATTGATACTTTGTTTTATTTTATATATGTCATCAGCAAAACCAATAGTATCTGCAATAGCAAATTCAAATTCGTAGCGACTTCCTGTGTTATCTAGTGATACTGCTATATTTGTGACTTTAATTTTGTAGGTTATTGTATCAGTAATTTGCAGCATCTCTCCACCGAGTTCGTGGTCATCGCTCGGGCCTTCCTTCACAGGCGAATCGTATCCTACAAAATTTATATCTAGATACATATAAAAATCATTAGTTTTTATTTCTGCGTCCGGAGCTCCTAGATATTTTCTAGTCCATTGTATCTGGTCTAAAAAATTTGCTGCTCCGGGCTGAACTATTGTAAAAGATCCTGTTAAAGCCTTAGTAGCCGTATCCTTTTGATTGCCTGATTGTATTTCTACGTCGTCAATTTGTACACCAGTTACACTAGTTTGGGCTAAAATAACAATTTTTTTGCCTGCTATTGTTTTTGTTTCTTTAGTTACATCGCTAGGTCGATCACTTCTGGCCGCGGATCCGGCTGCCGGATCTGATTGTGTACCAGTTTGAGTAGACGACGATGTGCCTGTAGCAGTGCTGTCTCCTTCTGATTTCATGTACAGTCTAATATTGTATGCAGGATTATCATACTGATCGAGTATGTTACCGTACATTTCACCTAAATAAGGATCAAAAATTTTAGGAGAATTAATTTTCGCCATTATCTACTTCTGCCTGATATGATATTAACATTTTCTGCGCTAGGTAAAAATATTTCTAAACCTGCTTTAAAATCTCTAATAGGATCTTTTAATAAATCTGGATTTCTAATTGTGAATACCCACCACAAGCGTGTGCTGCCGTATAAGTCATGTGCTAGAAGATCCGGCCTTTCGTCATACATTGCATTAATAATATAAATTTCGTCATTAACGCTTTGCGGTAATGAAGGTAAATTATTAAGATCTAAGAATGTGTCATCTAAGAATCCTGCATTACGCAAAAAACTATCTTGTCTAAAAGTTAACTTAGGCATTAGATAAATCCATCCGTATATGATGCGCCGCTAGTAATACCTTCGACACTAAATCGTCTGCGTAACTTGTGCGGTGTATATTGTGGTTTTAAGTTAATTAGAATATTTGTTAGTGTAGGGACATATGTAGTTTGTTTGTTAACAACAACCGGCACATAATCTACATTATCAGGAAGTTGCATACTCCAGTTACTAACAACCACTGGAACTTTATTGAAGCCGTGATCACCTAAATATTCAAAAAGTAATACTGGTGGTGGAGTCCCTGCTGTGCCTCTAGCAACAGCATCGTCACCAAAATATGATTTAGTGCAAATTTTTAAAAATGACATGATAGCTAAAAGATATCGTGCTTCATAAATGTCGTTGGCGCTAAAATCAGCAGTGATAGGAATTTCTGGAGGTCTGCTAGAAATGTAAGTGTTAATGGGATAATTCATGCCCTGCATCAATGCTTCGTTATATTCTGCACTACCGCTTAAAAAGATAGTAGGGGTATATTGCCACACAATACCGCCGGATTCTTCTAATGGTCTTAGTAAGTGATCTCCGCTAGCTAATTCACCGTAAAATTTCTTCACACCTCCACTTTTTGGACGTAGTCTTGCTCTCCAGTCAAACGAATTTGATAAAATGCCGTTTTTGTCTTGAATGTTATTTACTTGTATTGTTGCTGCTTGCTCAGATGCTTTTTGAACAGTGCTGTTTACTAGATTATTAAAGTTTTCTTTAAACACGCTCTCACCGAAGTTTGGCGTGCCGCCGCCGAAGCCGGGCAAGATTCCGTCTAACAGTTGTCCAGCTGCTCCTCTAAGGATAGGATTTTTAATCTTTCCTACGGCGCCGCCTGCAATGTTGTTTACTCTTGAAACTAACGCTTTTTGTGCATTTGGTAAAAATGGCATAACGTTCTCCTATTACTTGCAATATTTATCACTAGTATTAAAGCATGTTTTAATTTTTTCAATATTCTGGACGATTTACCATTGACAAAGATAAGTTATAGTATATAATAGTGGCAATACTATA